CACGAAATTGTATTAAGAAAGTTTTAGATTATGATTATGAGATTGAAGAAATAGAATGGACAAATCCTATTCAACCATGTAAAGTTGGAACAATTAATATAGGAAAGGTAATATAAATAATATAAATAAACAATTATTTTGGAGATAAGAAATGAACATTTATTGTATTTTTAAAAAATCAGATGATTCTATTTTAACAATTCATCAATCGGAAGCAGATGCTAATAAAATAAATACATCATGTTTTTCGGAAATTGATACAGAAATTAGGGAAGTGGAAGGCGGAACTATAGAATATATGAAAGTTCGAAGACAATTTGAGAAAACTCACGGATTTGATATGATGTGCTTCTGGTGGGAAATGACTGAAATGATTACATATCCTGGTGAACCGCTTCTTGACGCTGATGGAAATGTTGCTAAAGATGAGAATGGAGAAATACTAAGATCAATGGAATCAAGAGAAAAATATCCTAATTTATTTAATACTTTTTTACAAAAAAGTAAAATTAGAGCTAAAATGGGTACTGTAGGTTCTGCGTGGCCAAGTTTATATGTAAATGCTTATGTTGATATTACTGATCAACAATGGAAAAATGCTATAAGTACATCAAAGATATAATGAAAAAATATATATTATGTTTTTTGTTAATCTTTCTATCTAGTAATATTTACGGTCATCCAGACGGTGCAACTCCGTTTTGGTATCCATCAAGTTTCATATATGGTTATGTTGAGGGTTGTTATGAATCAGTGGAACAAAATCAAGCACCATTTACGGAAGAGATGTGGCCCGCTCAAGTTAGAAATGTTTGCGGTTGTGTTGTTGATGCGTTAAGACATTCCATGACTTACGAAGAAATATTGGATAATGAAACTAACACAGCAGCACAACTAATAGTAAACGCCACTTTTCCAATTTGTATAAGAGAAGAAAAGATTAAATCTTTAAATTAATGAATAAATTAGTATTACTTTTTTTATTATTATTTCTTTTTGGATGCAAACCATTAGATAAAATTAAACAAAAACTTAAAAAACAAAAACCTCAACAAATAGTAATATTGTGTTCTGGTGGATTGCCAGATTATTATTGTTTAAAAATTCATAATGAAAGATAAATATGGCAAAGAAAATAAAAGGGGAAACATCAGGAAATACCACATTTGGCCATAAAAAAAGAACGTCAATTGGTAATTCTAAACAAAGTAGACCTAAAAACAAAAACAAAAAAAAGAATAGAAAAAAGTATCGTGGTCAAGGAAAATGAAATATTGGATCAAGTTAAGAGAATGGGTATGGTTAAATCTTCGGTTGAAGACATTACATATAATTCCAGAGGGGAAATATTGAAAGCCGAAGAGTCTGAAGTTATCAGACACAAATTAAGAAATTTGGCGATTACTTTTTCAGAGTTTTATAAAATAGCGGATAGAGTTAAGAGTGGTTAAAAGTCCATGCAAAAAAATATGCAAATTAATAAAGCGAGTCAGCAACGGAGAAGAATTCTGCGTAGGTTGTGGGAGAACCAGAGAAGAAATAAAAATGTGGAGTAGAAGTGATAATAGTTATAAACTAAAAGTACTAGAAAGATTAAAGGTCAAATGAAAGCATTATTAAAATGGTGGTTAATATTTTGTTTATCTATGTTAGCGGGTGGTATAGCAATATATTTTAATTTACATACAAACTTATATAATTCAGATCAAACTAAATTAAGTTTTTTAATATTATTCATATTTGTTGTTGCGTCATTGTGGATAGGTTGGAAAACTAAACTATCAGAAGAATATGTTCAAGATGTTGGAGTCGGTTGGTTTATTTCTGAATCATGTTTAGCATTAGGAATGATTGGAACAGTTACCGGTTTTCTTTTGATGTTAAGTGGTGCGTTTGCGGACATAGATTTGTCAAATACATCAACTATTCAATCATCACTTACAAAAATGGCACTAGGTATGAGTACTGCCTTATATACTACTTTGATCGGTTTAATTTGTTCTTTGATATTAAAAATTCAATTAGTTAATGTTGAGAACGAGAATCGATCCTATGGACAGTGATTCAAAATACAAATCAACATTAGCATTTACTGATTTACTTTTTAATGTTTTAATTGGTTTTGCTTTTCTTTTTATCATCGCTTTTATATTAATAAATCCAGTTAATAAACGTGCGGACATAAAATCTAAGGCGGAGTTTATGGTCATTATGGATTGGGATCCGAATTCATTATTTGATATTGATTTGTGGATGCAAGATCCGTCTGGCACGATAGTTGGATTTCCAAATAAAGATTCGGGTTGGACTCATTTAGATCGAGATGATTTGGGTCAAGCAAATGATATGATCTATATTAATGATATGGAATCAAAGATTGTTAAAATTAATCGTGAAATTATGACAGTTCGGGGAGTAATTCCTGGAGAATATATTGTTAATATTCATTTCTATTCTGCGAAGTCAGCACAGAGAATAACACCGGTTGATGTTTCTATTCAAGCGATAAAGATAAATCCATACGAAGAGATTTATAATGACATATTGACATTGGAAAAACCAAGTGATGAAAAAACTGTGATTAGATTTAAAGTTGACAATGAAGGAAAAGTTATTTACAAAAGTAAACTAAGAAAAAACTTAGCGGGAAAGGTGTTTGAGGAAACAGGTTTGTATCATAGCCAACACGTTCCGGAGTTTAATTATTTACCAACGGGTAATGAATGACATTTTATATATTTCTAATATTTGCGTGGGTAGTTTTGTTATCAATAGTATTATGGGACTTAATACAAAAGGGACAAAGTAAAGGCTATCTTTTTGTTATGATTCCAGCTTCTTTGTTTTTAGTTTCCACAACATACATTACAATTAATTCAATGTTAGGATATCCAACAGAAGATATAAAACAAAAGAAATTTACATTAATAGCTTCAGCGGTACAAGAACCGGTGTGGATTTACTATTGGGTTATTCATGAGGGCGATACAGAGCCGAGAGTTTACAAAATACCATACACGGAGAGGAATCATGGACAACAGCAAGAAACACAGCAACAACAGTCCAAAGGGGAACGAATAGAGGGTAAATTTAAAAAGGCTTCAAACATGGGAGAAGGAACAGTAGGCGGAGAATTAGAATTTTATAAATTTAAGTTTTCAGACAAGGTTCCAAAGAATAATTAACAATGTCTCACCCGATGGGTGTTTCGAGCGCGAATTTTTCGTCGGTGCGCGCGGAAGGGTTATTGAATGAAATTAATATTGAGCGTAGAGAGTGAAGAATTTCTATCAAAACTAACAAACAGTATATTAAACCTAGTTGATGGAATTAAAATCAATCATATACTATATGATCAAATCGAATCATTAAGAAGAAAATTAAGATCAGATCAAGAACTATTTGTAGACTTTAAACTATTTGATACACCTAACACGGTGGAAAGTGTGACAAAGGACGTCATTAGTAAAGGCGGTACAATGTTAACGGTTTCGACATATAATAATGAAGAAACGTTTAACAAATTATCAAAACTAAATATAAAACTATTAGGCGTCACTTATTTAACTTCGTGGACACCAAAAGAACAAGCAGACATCACAAAAGAAATAACTTACAATATGTGGAAAACTCATATAGCAAGAGTGATGAAAAACAACTTTTACGGAATGGTTTGTGCGGTGGACGACATAAAATGGGTAAAGTCACCAATTCATACAATGAAAACTATTTGTCCAGGAATTAAGTATTTTGAAAATGATAATAACACGGGACAAGTGAGAACATCATCCCCGATCCAAGCAAAGAAAGAGGGAGCGGATTATATTGTTATCGGCAGGTCTGTTACGAATTCAGATAGACCATTAACAGTTTTAGAATTAATTAAAAATGAATTACAGAAAAATTGAAAAACTATTTACAGAAAATGATACAAAAGAAATAATAAAAAAATATGATCCATTGTGTGTTGAAAAAGGACGAGTTGGAACAGTCACAGATAAATCAATAGATGATAAAGGCGAATATGATACTTACTTTAGAGAGTCTTTAGTTTATTTTATAAATCCAGATTGTCAATTTTCAAAATATACAAAGAATAATTATTTCAATTGGCATCAAGATTTTGGCAGAAGTTATACAATAGTCATATTATTAAATGATGAATTTGAAGGAGGAAATTTTGAGATGTTAAATATGTTCAGTCATGGAGATCTCGGAATTCACGACACAAAACTAAAAGTTGGTGATTGTATAATGTTGCCAGCATCAATACACCATAGAGTTTCACCTATAAAAGAAGGTGTTAGATATTCACTAACAATGTGGCACAGATGATTTATATCTCAGCACCATTCGGAAACTATATCAAATATCCGTTAACAACTCCTGTGACGGGAACGTGGACATTAAATCCAAGAAGCGGATTGATCAAACAAATTCTGAAAACGTTAAGATATGATTTCAAAACTAAATCATGGTATAATTCACTCGGACTAAGAAATCCAGGAATTCACGAAGGAATAAACAGACACAAACACGGTGAGATCATGTCCATCGGAGCGATCAATCGAGGTGATTGGAAAAAACTCTCAAAAATCATACCGAGAGAAATACCTTTGGAACTGAACATATCTTGTCCGAACATCACTCATCCGGACCACTATCTGGAAGGCGTGGAGATCTTTTCCGAACAGTCTATGAGAAACCCAATCGTGAAACTAAGTCCAACAGATGATAATAAAATAATTGACATACTATTTGAAATGGGATTTAAAAAGTTTCATTTAGTAAACACTCTGAAAACTAACAAAGGAGCACGTAGTGGAAAGATTTTGCAGTCTTATGTATTGGAGAAACTAATTCATATAAGACGTAACTATAAATTTCAAATTCATGTTGTAGCAGGCGGAGGAATCACGTCAATTCAAGACATAGAATTCTACAAAAAACACGGAGCAGAGTCATTTAGTTTGGGAACTGTAAACTTCAATCCGTGGAAAACTAAACGTATAATAAGTGAATATTACAAATGAAAAGAAACAGAGCTTGGCGTAGAAAACAAGAACAAAAGAAAAAAGCAAAAGTAGTGAAAGAACATCATAATTGGTGGGGCGATTGGGATTCACGTTCTATAGGATTAAAGTCTCATACACCGAAGAGATGTAGTTGTTGGATGTGCGGAAATCCACGGAAATACTTTAAAGAACAATCAATACAAGAAAGAAAACATGAAGAAAACTAAACACGAAGGAGATGAAAGTACCGTCTCATTTTGGGTCTATATGAAGGCTCTATATAAGGACACAGAATGAAAGGGCTTAATTTCAAATCAAATTTAAAACCTACACCG